GGGGAATAGAAAGAAAACCAAGACTAGAAACCAAAGAAGGCCTTGGCAGCGCCCAAGACGTCCGAGGGTCTGAAAGACCTCGTGACCTTTCTCTTGTTCTTGTCTCCTTTGAGAGGCCTTGGCTTGTCGTAGACTATTGTGGGCCTAGATCCGCAGCTCTCCAAGAACATCTTCCACTGTACTTTGCTTCTCTCTTTTCTGATGTTCTCCATTCTCGACATGATCCGCCCGGACAGCCATGACTCGTGTGATGAGTCTCCGTGCACCCTCATGATGTCCTCTTCTAGATCTTCGTCTATGGCCGAGACCAGGACTGACTCTCCGACTGCCATGAAGTCGTCTGCGGTCGCCATGTTGCCTTCTGCTATCATGGCCTCGATTTCTTCAATGGATGGCGCTGAGGCAAGAAGCGCGTCATAGTCTAACTCCTCAGACTCGTCTTCTTCCTCTTCCATTTCAGCCATAGCGTGCCCGCTCTGGAACCTGTGCCATGCCACTATTGCCCTCAGAACTCTGGACGTCTCATCAGAGTCAGTCGCCTCGGCTTCCGACAGGAGATCATTGAGTCTTTCGTGAGCCTCTCCTTCGTATATGGAGGCGGAGACAAAGTCTTCCATGAGCCTAGGCTCACCCTGGTACTCGGATTTGATTGGTCCCATGCTGGCTAAAAACTTGATTGGAGAAGGCATGAATAATGACTCACCTCCCATCTTGTACTTGGCTTTCATTCCGTCTTCTGTCACTCCGATGTACTTTGGGAAATTCGGGACCACGACATTGATCTTTGTGGACCTGCTCATCTCTTTGCGGAACTTCTGCCTGCCGGACTCTATGTCTTGGGGCTTGTTCGACGTAGAGGTGAATACCATCTTGTCCTTGGTCAAGCTGAAGACGGCTGACTTCTCGACAGCCCAGTCCGCTGTTTCTGACTCCAAGTATATCACTCCTGTCTCGTGGACAACATCCTCGAGCCTCACCGCACCAGAGAACACCAGGCATTTTGCCACAGCTCTCTTTGAAGACTCAGATAGCGACGAGAGCAAGGAGACAACATCCACGTCCTTGACTATCCTTTCCATGTCTGACCTGAATTCGGATTCGCATTTGAAGCCACAACACATGAGGGCCAACCACTGTCGGCTTCGAGACCTGATCGTTTGAGATAGTAGCAAGCTTCCCTGCAGGACCGGTCTCCCGAGCTCATTGGCCATGCTTGTGCTATTTAGATTCCTCTCTGCATAGGCGTCCAGAATCTCAAGGACTTGCCTATCTGGAGACGAGTCCAAACTCTCGCCTACGACATCCGAGACCAGACGGCCCATCTCCATTGCCTCAGGATCATCTTCGGGCTTTGATGCAATCACGACGGTCACTCGCTCCAATATCTCCGCCATGTTCCTCTCCCTCTCGGATGCCCTCGTCTCCACCTTGAGTATCAGCCTATGGTCCATTGAGCAGTTGTCCTCTGCCATGGCTATTATGCAGTCGGACGACCTGTCCACTCGCCCTCTGCTTAGGATTTCGAGGCCAGAACCTTCTTTGGTGTAGGAATTCAAAAAGGACATGAGGCTCTTTAGCTTGTCGCCCAGGGGAAAGTCGACATTCGGGTCGTTGAGGCCTTCTGCGGACCTCCTGAGCTCCCGTTCTCCAAAGGGGAACTCCTCGCACTCTATGGTCTCCTTCAGGTCATCTCTCAACCAGGGTAGCTGTCTCTTGAGCTCTACCCACGACTCGCTGTTTCTGGAGGAGGTTTTCTCATAAGAGCCAACCGGAGACCAGACCTTCCTGCATAGAGTCTTCAGCCTCGACGCATGGGGAGACTCAAAGCCCGGCTTCTGTATGCTCGTGTACGTGCTCCTAAGAGTCCTCATCTTCTTGACCATGTATAGAGCGCTTTGCCTTACTGAATCAACCCTTGACCAAGATTTGTGGGAGGGGAAAAGCTTCTCCAGTGCCAGGTCGGAAAGATTGTCTCGTATCTTCTTGAGAGCGCTCCTGTAAGAGCACTGCTGTCCTTTGCATATGTAGATGGGCAAGCTGAACTGAAACGGGCAGCATCTGACGAGGTCGAGCCTTGATATGTTCTGCATTGACCGGCAGACTCCAGGTCCCGTGATCATGCTGAGGCACTTGTTCTTCTCCTCGAGGAACGACTCAGCGGGGTCTAAGAAGGAGAAAAAGTCTTCTATGGTCCAGATTGTCGTCTTCAGCCCCATCCTCAGCAGCGTCTCCTTGTACTTCTTGCTCGAGCCCACTTGGAAGCGAAGGGAAGACGACTGGTTGTAGTCCTCGTCCACCATTCCTGTTGTGGCCCCTCTGAGCGCGTACAGGACTCGCTTCTCGAGCCCATCCCTCTGACACGCAAGCCAGTCCTTGTACTCGACACCTACTAGTCCAGAAAGCATGGGACCGCAAGGCAAGAACATTCCTGCGCTCGCGAGACTGCTCCCATAGATCTCTCTTAGGGCAATATTGCGGCTCCAGCTCATCGTCTTGTAACCATTATCCATGTGGAAGGACAGCGAAGACGCGATCTCAGACCAGCAGCAAAGCTCTCCGGTGGCCCCTGCCTTCCTTAGAGTGGTGATTATGCTCTCCATGCCTGAGACCCTCTGCCGTATCGACGAGAGAGGCTGGCCGTCTGTGCATCTCGCCACCCATTTTATCACAGGCTCGACTGGGGACCTCCCGGAGAAGAAAGTGCTGTTGAATTCGTACATGTTCGTGTAGGCCAAGGTGGTCTTCTCCCATGAGGTCTTTATCCCAAAGAGGAGGTCCATCTCTACCATCGTCTTCTTCATGTATTCTCCTATGACCCTGGCGAACATCGACGCCTCCATGACATCTGGCTCTGGCATTCTCACCCACAGCCTATAGCCTTCGTCATCCGATGAGACCTCGAACCCCATGACGAGCTCTGAGTCATCCATGCCCATGTTTGACATCATCTTCCTCACGCCATGAGACACCAGGTACACGAAAAGCTCGGAGTAAGCCAAGTGGTAGACCGAGGAGGGGTAGTGCAGAATGCCCATCATCATGTCGTTCTCTATGTTCAGTATGCCAGCACTCGCGTCGATGACATGGTTCGACGTCTCACCGTTTAGCTCTCTCCTGAGGATCTCTGCCCCAGCCGAGCTCTTCTTTGAGCCGACTCTGGCAGCGTTCGTTATGTCGCTCGGCAGAGCTATGAGCTTCTTCCTCTCGCCTTGAAGAGTCATTTTGATCAGACCGTGGAACTCCTTAGGTATGCAAGCTTTTGTCATCGACCAGAATTCATGCATGGTGAAGTTTTGTGCCCACTTGCTCTTGTCTGCGCTTAGATTTATGACCATCCTTTTCCCCTTAATCCTCCGAGAAGCGTCCCGGTCCAAATCCTCGCAGAAGTTGCTCCTGCTCTCTGGCCCAGTCAGCTTCTCAGAAGGGTGCAGGATCGCGACGGCTCTAAAGATGTCTGAGCACACTCTCACCATGCACCTGCCAACGAATGTGAGAACGTAGATCTCACGAATGCCTCCCAGCTGGTTTTTCTTGAAGAAACTGACCTGGAGACTGCCTCCTTGATCAGTGAACCTGGTCTTGAGCCACTCAAGGTTCCCGACCAGCTTTGGATCATTCATGGGAACTGGGCCGACTCCGTTCATCTCAGTCCACAGAAACTCAAAAACCTTGCGCCTCCCCGAGAACTTCACCTCAGATTTCGATACATTCACGTCGATGAAAGGGACCGTGGATGACTTAGTCGAGCAAAGGTCTGAAAGGCTCGTTTCGGCCAGGAACCTCATTATGTGGTCAGAGAGGCCATCGCCATCAAGAGGGTTAACTCTCCTTATCGTCTCTAGCATTAGCTCGCAGCCTTTCGTGACAGATGGCTCGTGATGCTGGAAGGCTTTCATCTTCTCGGGTTCCGCTGTACCTCTCACAGTGCAGTAGTCTTTTGGCTTCTGACCCGCGGTACAGCTCCGGAATGATTCAGCGACTGAGAGCATTTTGTCGACAACTTTCATCTTGTGCTGCATGTAGGAGGACCCGTCCGATTCGTGAAGGCAGCCTGCGTAGCAAGAAAGCAGCATCTCCTCCATTGTAGTGATGTCGAAGCCTAAAACGCTCCTGACCTTGTCATAGACGCTCTTTGGCCTGGTGTCTTCCAGAGGCTCCTCATCCAGCCCTGTTCGTGGCAATGAGTCTCCGAGAGTCATGTGAGTGTAGTACAGCCTCTTAAAGAGGAAGAGGTGGACTGGAGACCTCATGACTTCAGGGAACTTTGATGCCACGGCAGATGCGAGAAGAGCACTTTGAGAGTCGCCTGAGAAGAGCTTCATGTAGTAGTAACGGAGAGAGAGCAGAAACTCAGAAGTCTCGCTCCTGTTTTCAACTTGAATCAGGCAGAGGAGCTTGAATGTTCCATTGAAGTCTTGCCCGACCAATGACTCATGACATAATCCAAGAAGAGCTATGGACTTGCTAAAACAGCCGACTCTCGCCAACCTTGCTGACTGGTCGGCCGAGCAGAACTTCGTCATCTTCCACCTCTTGCCGAAGACAGGCTCTCCGATCCCGTTGTGCAGATTTTCTCCCTTGAAGAGAACGGAGAAGAACTGCACCCCTCCCTTCTTAGTGTTTCTGATTAGCACATACAGATCGTATCCCGGCACTTTCCTGACCAAGAACTCTTTGTCACCACCTCCATCAGAAGGGTTGAGCATCTCTGCGTAGACAAGCTCCCTGTGTATGAGGTCGCAAGCCATCCACGCGTGGGCCATCTTGGTTTTCAGATAAGACCGGGCCCTCATGACGATTCTCGAGCTCAAGGTCTCATCTCCCTTGCAAGTTATGATAGAGGAGAGTATTTCTGAGATGTCAACCTCTCGTGTGTCATCGGGCTTGGTTCCTATCCAGGCCTCGATGCAAGAACTGGTTGGGCTAGACATATCTATCCCTGAGCTCTTTGTCCTGAGCCCGCAGTCGACTGCTTTCCCTAGCAGACCCCTTTCTGATAGTAGTATTCTGTCGTGGCCCGATATCTTTGCCCTGAACGATGAGCTTCGAGTCTGTGAAGACTTCCTCTTCCTCATCTCGACTCTTGCAGACTGGACTTGCTCTGGAGTCTTGGGTGCAACAATCCCGCTGGGAGACTCCAGCTCAAGGAGGCTCCTCTCCCTCATCGAATGGATGACGGGAATGGCCTGCTTCCAAAGCAAGCACTCTGGCCCGCCTATCAGCTCTAGGTCCTCCATCATCACCATTTCTCCCGATGATTCAGGCACGATCAGAGGCGTGTGAATACAGACTGTCTCGAGCTTCTCTCCGATAGACTTGTGCCTGATAGCCGCTTGCTCGATCTTGTCTGAGACGGGGATGTATTGGTCTCTTGCCATCTCGTAAGGCATGCTCTTTATAGAGTAGCTGCCAGATGGCATGTTCTCATCGAAGGAGTCAAACTCGGGCTTAAACAAAGAGAATGAGCTCTTCAGCATTTCCGACCTCTTCTGCGACTCCGTCGTCCGTCCGCTCATGGACCGGTACTGTTCCCGGAGCCTAAGGCCCATCTTGTACGCGCTTGTCAGCTTGGAAGCATCCTCACCATAGAGATACTCAGATCTGTTCTCATCTGTGATTATCACGAAGTTCTCCGTCACACCTACGCTGATGATCCTCTGATCCCCTCTTGCTGCCCTCTCCTTGTACTTCTCGACTGCCTCTATAGTCGACTCTCTCAGCGTGTTGGCGCTCGCCCTCCTGCGGGTCTTGATTTCCAGAATGCCACCCGGGAAAGCGGCGTCCGGTGTCATGGGCATCGAGCCGAGAGACGACACTCCTTCTGAGAGCTCCAGGCTCTCAAAGACTTTGTCAAAGTCATCTGGGCTCAGGGTCTGTCCATCCGGCATCAGTATGGGCTCGTCGATTGAGACACAAAAACATGAGCACACCATGTCATGAGGCAGTCTTTCTGCCTCTCTAGATGTGAGCTCATGCTTTCTCTTCTGGGCGTCCAGGCTCCTGTGGGTGTTCGTGTCCTTTCCATCCACGTCTGCGATTAGGTAGATTCTCCCTTGGGTCTTGCTCAGGCTGTGGGTGGCCAAGTTCCTAATGTCTGGCACGTACATCGAGCTTCTTTTGTTCATCCTAATCCCCC